CCTTCTTTTGAAGCTGTGTCTGCATAAATTGCAAGATAATCCATTTTAGGTAAAAATTGATAGTATCTAAACCATTCTCTTTTAAATATTTCTCCGTCATCAGGGTAAGGGTTTTGAAAAAATTGAGCTTCTAAAGCTTTTGTTCCCATTAAATAGCGATCTTCTTCTAATTCTTTATTTCCGTATCTTCTAGGCTCTAAGTATGATCCTATTTTATTAACATGCAAAAATTTTTTAAAGGAATATATTTTAGATCTCCTAGCTTGTATTGGAATTATAACATTTTCCCAAGAACCATCTACAAAAGTACCTGTAAAATCTGTATCACTAAGTCTTTGTTGTATATTAAGTATTTGTCCTTTTTTTCTATTATTAAATCTTGAAAAGGCTGTTGTCTTAGTCCATTCTAATATAGACTCACTTTCTACTACTGACATTGATTGTTTTGGATCCATCAGATCGTCAAATATAAGTATGTTAGCACCTTCTCCTGTAATTGATCCCATTGCAGAAGTTGCTAATCTGAACCCTCCTTTAGAAGTAACAAAAACATTTTGTGTATTTTTAGTTTCTGATTGATCTACTTTTAATGTTCTAGACTTACTATCAATATAGAATTTAGGAAAAGCCCTATGATACCAAGAAGAATTGCTTATTGCTCTTGCAAAAGAGTGTAATTTTTGAGATAATGAAGCAGAGTGTGATATAGATATTATTTTTTTTTCAGGATTTAATCCTAAATACCACATAGAAAAAGCCACATTGCATAAGGCAGATTTTCCAAAACGAGGTGGAATATTAATATTTAATCTTCTTATTTCTCCTTTAGCAAAAGCTTGTAAATACTCACATAACAAACCTATATACCAGTTATCTAGATATTGTTCGCCACCATCAAACTTTTCAAACGCTTGCTCATAAAAACATTCTAGTTTGTCTCTTACTAAATAATCTAATGTGTCTGGATTATATATTTCTGTCATTTTTGTATATGAACTATTTTCATATTAAACTGTATAATTAAATTACTTTTCATATTATAATTTATATAATATGAAAAGTAAATATAATGGGTCGTTATATTTCTTAGAACTATAAGCAATCTCAATAAGTCTATTCTTAATAAGTATATTAAGCTCCAATATAATAGACTTATTAAGATTGCTTATAGTTTTTGGAGTGGATTCCAACCCACTTCTTTAATCAGACATAAAGTTACAATATATATTATTTATATAATAGTAAAGTTTTTTTTGGAAATTTTTTTTGGAAATTTTTTTTGGAAATTTTTTTTGGAAATTTTTTTTGGAAATTTTTTTTCTTGTATAGATTTAAAGAAGAAAGCCCAAAATCTAACAATCCTTATTTTGCTTTTGAAAATATATAGGTAAATATTAAGGTATTAATAATTTATTATCTTCTAATTCTTGTTTACTTAGTGAGATACATTTATACATATAAGATTTTTGCAATTCACCACCGTATAAATTTACTCTTTTTGAATAATGATACAAATTATTCCAGTAGCCAGAAAAAGAATAACCCTCCAAAGCTTTTTTAGTATAAAATTTTTTATCTGTTATATTTGACATTTTATAATTTTATTAAGTTAATATTAAAACTATTATAATATATTAAATATTAATAGTAAACAATTATTTTTACCTATATTATAATTAATTTTAATATAAGTAATATTATTTCTTTACTATTAATATTATATACATTATAATATTTTTAATATTAACTTAATAAAATTATAAAATGTATGAAATTAGATATATAGAAAAAGATGATTACTATCCTTTTGGCTCTGACTACACGGTTTTTATCAAAGATTTAAAAACTATAAGGGGCGTAATAAACAGATTAAAAAATTATAAATATATACCAAAAAACTGCGTAAAAATACAAATATTTACATATAATAGGAAATATATTTATGATGAAGATAAAAAATTAAAAGTACTGGAATTGTATAAAAACCAAATACCGTATTCCCTATTATATATTAAGCAAGCTAATTAATTTACTGACTTTAATTTTTTAGCTTGCTTTTCTATTTGTCTTTTTATTAATTCGATTTCTTTTGGTGATAGCTCTTTATCTTGATTGATATTAGCGTCTATTACGCTTTTTTGCGTTGCCTTGCCTTCAATTCTATCCAGTACACCGTTAACGGCTTGTAATTTTACTAGTGAGTTATCTTTGTCATTATTCAATATATCTAAAAAAGTAAATACTTCAAGACCTATCTCCTTTACAATTTCAGCAGCTTCTTTATTGCCTTGTTTTTTAAGTTCATCAGCTTTTAATTTTGTGAATATTTCCAGGCCTAGTTTAAATCTTTCTTTTAGCTCTTTTTTCTTTTTTCTTGCTATCCCGCTACTAATCCCCCCTTGAGTTGCAATTCTCTTTTGCTCTTCTTTCGTTCTCTTATTCATAGGGATTAAATCTTTTTCTGCCATAATTTTTATATATTTAAAACAAAATTAATAATATGTATATATTTAACATTGTTCTAAGAAAAAGTAAATAATAAAATAAAAGTTACAACTAAAAACTTTTATTTTATCCAGTTGTAACCTGCTCAAAGTAAGACTATGCCTTGTTTTAAAGGCATAAAGGTTACAAGGTTACAACTTTTACAACTTAATCCCCCCTTTATATATATATTTTTTTTTATTTTTATATTTTTTTTTATTATATACATTTTAATATAATATTTATTATAACCTTGTAACCTTTATAATAAAAAACTATTAATAATATAAGTAAAATCAGTAATTTAAAGAGAAAAAAAAAAGGTTACAAGGTTATAATAAAGTTGTAACCTTTGTTGTAACCTTTTTTAATTAAATTAATATAACATCAAGTTATCATCTTTCAACTGTTCTATATCTAGTGAAACGCATTTATAGATATAAGATTTTTGAAGTTTACTTATTTCATGTGAAGTAAGTTTTATTTTTTTATTGTTTTCAATATCTCTAAAAATAAAACCACCATCAACAAAGATTAAAGGTTTATATTCATTTTGATTAGCAATATCCAAAGGTAAATATTTACCGCCATATATTCTTATTCTTTTTGAATAATGGTATAAATCATCCCAATAGCCAGAAAAAGAATATCCTTTTAATGCTTTATTGCTATAAACTTTATTCCTGCAATATTCTTTATCTAATATTATATTTTTCATTTTATCATTTAATTAAGTTATTATTAAAAATACTATAAAACGTTGTTATAAGCACAATGTTCTATTGCCTCTTCAATAGAATAAAAACCAACGCAACCATCAATTAAATCTGAATGATCTTTTTTACAACGCAACTCATAACGGTAAACTTCATTATTGATATATTTTGAATAGGTATCAATTTCATGATTAAAAATATACAATATTTTTTCTTTCAATTTTTTAGATATTCTTTTAGTGTTATATTCTTTATATATATCTTTTTTATAAGCATATAAAAAGCCTACTTTACCACTATCAAAACGGCAAGAGAAAGGTTTACTTGAAAAAGCTAAGCCGCCGTGCTCATACATATATAAAGGTAAAGAAATAACTTTTTTACTTTTTTCTAGTTTTTTCGCCTCGCCCAATGTTAAATTGTGATCATCAGCTAAATCATACTTATTATGAAAACATATCATTTTTGAAAGATTATCAAAATCCTCCCTTGGAGAAAAACTATCATAATCTTGATATATTTCTAATATATAATCTTTATATTGAATTTCTTTTATTATATTTTCCATTTTATCATTTTATTAAGTTAATATTAAAATCATTATAATATATCTAATATTAATAGTAAACAAATAATTTTAATATAAGTTAAATTATTTTTAATATTTATAAAATTATTTGTTTACTATTATTATTATATATATTATAATGATTTTAATATTAACTTAATTAAAAAAGATTATGGACTACAAAAAACAAGAAATACAAGAATATTTTAATGATAGAATAAAAGATATTCTAAAATATACTAGCATCGAAGATATTTTGAAAGGTAACTATGAGCTACATCATGAGATATTTAATAATGATTATTATATAATAGGCATATATAAAGCGACCCAATGGCTAGGTGATCAAGTTTTTAATGTTATTGAATTCATAAAAGAATATGAACAAAATTGCTTTGGTGAAATTTACACTGACTTAACATGCCCAGAAAAAATAGTAAATATGTATACTTATATAATAGGCGAAGAGATAGTTAGTGATTATATTAATACATTATAATGATTTTAATAATAACTTAATAAAAAAAAGATTATGGACGAAGCAATATACGGATTTTTTATATTATATTTTACTATAATATCTTTGGCTTTAATTAATAAAATATTTTTTGCATGTTAATAAAAAAGCTAGTGGATTAATATTCACTAGCTTTTTTTTCAATTTTTTTCAATTTTTTCAATTTTTTTCAATTTTTTATTAAAATCAACACTTAAAATCAACACTTAAAATCAACATCTAAAATCAACACTTAAAATCAACATCTAAAATCAACGCTTAAAATCAACATCTAA